CTCTCAAGGAAAAACTCTACCTGAGAGAAATGCAGCTAATCTCGCTTCGTAGCGACTTTGCGATAAGCGACACGTTGCACTCTTTTGCAGCAGTAACCGAACACATAAAACAAGCACTCGCCGCCACCGATGACCTCAAGGAGCAACCGTGAGCACAATCAAAGGCGAACTTAACGCTGAAATGATGAAGAGAAAACCTATGGATACAGATTCATTGCTTGAGCTTGCAGGAAGTTGTGGCGCAACAGCTTTGCGTAAGCAGGGGCTTGGAGTAATTCAGTTTTATACGTACGAACTGCACAAGTTTGCAGACTTATTGATTGCCAAAAATGATGCGGTTGAAGAAGCACTTATTCGCGCTACAGTTCGCATTTCTGAAACAGAACAAGATCGTGATACCGCGTGGGCGCAAGCGCACCGCTTGGCGCTTGAACTGGAGTGCCTTCTGCTCGACACCAAGGACAACGCCGTGGTCAGCAAGTGGTGGGACTCGGCGCATGAAGCAATGGACGAATATCACAACCTTAAGCCCGGCGCTGCCGAAGATGCCGAGGCATGGGCGAAGATGAGAAAGGCGGGAATATGAGCGCAATCGACAGTATCCGCGCTGCGATCGACGCCATCGAACTTGTCCTGGGACTGCTCCTCATTGGCAGCGTGGCCTGGATGATATGGGAGGGGCCGTGACATGAGAACGATCGTCGACCAGTCAGGATCAATGATTTATCGACAGACACAGGAAATCGAATCCCTACGCCAGCAACTCGCAGATAAACAAGCCATCATTGACGACTGGCTGTATGCAAATGGACCTAATGGATGGATCGAATCCCTGCGCCAGCAACTCTCCGGAGCAAACGCCAGAATTGAGTTGATGGGCGAAACCGCACTGAATCAACAAAAGCGCGAGGTGATGCTGAGGGATGCATTACGCATCGCAAATGGTGTTCTTGTTGATAACTACGATCTTCGGATTCCGGTAGTCACAGAAGCACTAGACGACACCGCTGACCTAGATGGTCTGATCCTGTGCCATGCGGAGCCGGTTGGCTGGATTGGAACAGGTCCAAGGGATGGAAGGAGCGAATTTTCTGAATCAAAGCCTGCTAATAGCGTTATGCGAGATTTCAATATGAAACCGCTATACCGCGCATGGGAGCCGAAATGACCACACGCGAACAGATCATTGCTGCGGCTAAAAAGGCTGATTTGCAGCCTTATTATGACGCTCAAGAGGTAGCGATTGAACGCTTCTACTCCATCGCATTCGATGCAGGTCGTGTGGCTGAACGGGAAGAGTGTATCGAAATTGTTGAGTCTTACAGGGTTAGCGTAGGAAATAGCTGCGCTGGAGAACTCGCCTGTGAGTGGACGATGGAAAACCTACGCGAAATTAGGGAAGCTATCCGCACAAGAGGAAATAGAAAATGAGCCACGCAACACTAAAACACATCATGGAGCGCATCGAGTTCGCTACCAAGGAATCACCTATCGCAGTGTTCCGGTCGGAGTTTCGCGGCAAGCTGGACGCCGTATTTGGAGCGACAATCCACACGAAGCAAATGATCGAAAGTGGAGACAAGACCTACATCGGATCGTATGACAAGTTTTCCGATACCGATGCCGTCGTGAAGAAACTTAGCGGGATGATTAACAAATGAGCCTTCCACGTCATCCACAAGCTGTAGCAGACTACCGCGACCGTACCAAGCAGCACGAAGAGTCATCGCTGAACTCGGTACGCTTCCACAACTCGTTCAAATGCCCTGTATGCAAGCGCATCATGCCTAGACTAGGACGCCAGGCAAGGGGAGGAAAACTTGGATTTCGTTGCTTCGAGTGCAAGGAAAAACGCGATGCACGAATCAAGTCTAAGGCCCAAGCAGAATAAAACTTAACATCGGAGGATGTATGACACAAAGCGTTTTGGCATTTCAATTACCACTGATTTCAGATGCAATATCTGAGCATTTGATATCAGAAGTATCTAACCTGTTTTCTGTTCTTGATGGAATGGAGCTTGATGAACGAGTCGATACAATAAATAAGATTCGGCTCGCGTTGGCAATGCATAGCCCTTTCAAGTCTGAGCCGGTTGATTGCGTTCAATGGATCAAGTCAGATCGTGTGTTTGCTAACGATTACAATCCAAATAGCGTAGCGCCGCCTGAAATGAAGTTGTTGGAACATTCAATTTCAGAGGATGGATACACTCAACCTATTGTCACTTGGTTTCGTGACGGAGTTAATGAGGTTATTGACGGGTTCCATCGTCATCGCGTAGGAAAAGAGAGCGCCGTTATTCGTGACCGCATACACGGATATTTGCCAGCGGTTGTTATCAATGATGGCCGCGAAGATAAAGGCGACCGCATGGCATCAACCATTCGCCACAATAGGGCAAGGGGCGAGCATAAGGTTGATTCAATGGCTGAAATTGTTGTTGAGTTGAAGCGCAGGTTTTGGTCTGATGCAAAGATTGCAGAGGAACTTGGAATGGAACCTGACGAGGTTTTGAGGCTTCAGCAGGTAACTGGCCTCGCTGCGCTTTTCTCTGACAGAGACTTTTCAACAGCATGGGAAGCAACTTCATTTGAGGAAGTTGAGGGAACAAATGAGCTGTCTTAGCAATGGTGAAATATGGCATCCATATTGGACATGGGAAGAAACTAAAAACAATATGTGGGGTGATGTTGATAACAAAAAAGAATGGCTAGACAAGGCCATAAAATTCACCGGAGATCATGTTTTATACGGGTCATGGATGTTGAAAGTAGCGGAAAACTGGAAATACTCATGCGAGCATAATCTTACAAAAACAGACATAAACAAAAAGGCATGGATTGGTCATGCTGCTGTTGCAATGGCTATCCAATGTCCTGAAGATATTGTGCGCGAAGCATGGGGACACCTTACACAAAGACAGCAAGACCTTGCGAACATGAAGGCGCAAGAGGCAATAGATCATTGGGAGATCATGCAATGCCAAAGACTTATTTAGGAACAGATGTTTTGTCAGAGGCTAAAAAACGAGTCGAATGGGCTTTTGACAACTTCCCGCGCATTTACTGTTCATTCAGCGCCGGAAAAGACAGCGGAGTTATGGCGCATCTTGTTTGCCAGGAAGCAAGGAAGCGCGGAAGAAAGATTGGTTTATTCTTTCTTGATTGGGAGGCTCAATTCAGCCATACGATTGATTTTGCAAGGCAGATATTTGAAGAATACAAAGACTGCACTGAGCCATATTGGATTTCGGTTCCAATAAAAACGTGGAACGCTTGCTCTATGTACGATCCTGAATGGACTGCATGGGATGAAAACAAACGCAATCTTTGGGTGCGTGAAAAAGAAGATATAGCGATTAAGGATGGTTCTTTTTTCCCGTTTTGGTATGAAGGAATAATGTTTGAGGAGTTCGTTCCTACGTTTGGTCAATGGTACGCGCAAGGAGAATTGTGCGCCGCTTTTGTTGGAATAAGGGCGCAAGAAAGCCTCAATAGATTTCGTACTCTTTCGAGAGAAAAGCCGACATATCAAGGAAAAATGTATTCAACGAATGTTGTTGAAAACGTGTGGAATGTATATCCAATCTATGACTGGAAAACAGAGGACATTTGGACGTTTCACGGAAAGACAGGATTTCCATATAACAAACTGTATGACCGTATGCATCAAGCTGGAATGACTTTGCATCAGATGAGGATATGCGAACCATTTGGCGATGAGTCAAGAAAAGGCCTTTGGCTATACCAGGTTGTTGAACCTTCCGTGTGGTCTAAGTTATTGCTTCGCGTCAATGGCGCTAACACTGGAAAGATGTATAGCAACACGCGTGGAAGCATTATGGGAAACCATACAATCAAACTTCCTGAAGGCCATACGTGGGAAAGTTTCGCAATGTCACTGTTGCAAAGCACTCCGCCAAAAACGGCAGAACACTACAAAAACAAGATTGCTGTTTATATCAAGTGGTGGAAGCAACGAGGATATGAAGACGGAATTCCAGATGAAGCCGATCTGAAAATAGAGAATGCCGGAAAAGCACCAAGCTGGCGACGTGTATGCAAAACGCTGTTGAAGAATGACTATTGGTGTAAGTACCTTGGATTCTCTCCGACAAAGACTAGCGCATATGCCAAGTACGCTGATCTTATGGCTCGTCGCCGCCGTGAATGGAACATTTTCCCGAAACCAATAGAAGAAAGCGAGGCCGCATAATGCAAACACGCCTCCAATCATTCATTGAGTCGTTTATCAATGTGGCGATTGGTTATGGTGTTGCGCTGATTAGTCAGATACTCGTTTTCCCTCTGTTTGGAATCAACATTCCGATGGAAAGCAATCTGCTAATTGGCGCTATTTTCACCGTAATCAGCATCGTCCGCAGCTATTTAGTTCGCCGTGTGTTCAATCGGGTTCATGGCGTTAAATAGTCAAATTAATGCAGTAATTTAGAGTAAGATTAAGACTTTACTGGAGGTTATTCAATGGCTAAAAAAGGCGCTAGAAGCGATGCTATTTTGTCCGGAGTGGTTCGGTATGTTGGCACCCCATGCAAGCAATGCGGATGCTCTGTTAAATATACCTATAACGGAGGATGCGTCGATTGTGCAAAGCGGAGATGTGATGCTGACAGGATCCGCATTAAACAAATTCGGGCGGGGGTGCAGATGTGAAATTCTATCCGCATCACATTGGCGACTTCATAAAAGACACCGCAAGACTAAACGATTCTCAGAGCATGGCCTATCTACGGTTGATCTGGGAATACTATGCGAACGAAATGCCATTGGATAACGATTGCAATGCGATTGCATTCAAAATCGGTTCGAGCGCATCAGACGTTGAACAAATCCTAAAGCACTTTTTCTTTCTACATGATGGAAAGTGGCATCAATCCCGTTGCGATACCGTAATTGCAGAGTTCTATGCAAAGTCAGAAAAGGCCAGAACTAGCGCAAATATTCGATGGGAAGAGAAGAAAAAGAATGCGAACGCATTGCGAACGCATAACGAACGCAATGCGAACGAACCAAAAAACGATGCTACCCATAACCCAATACCCATAAGTAAACCTAAGATCAAGAGCGTAGTTGCATCCGCTACGCGTCTGCCTGATGACTGGACTCCTAGCGATGCAGAAATCGACTATTGCAAAACACAACGACCTGACCTGATCGTAGAAAAGGTTGTTGAGAACTTCAGCGACTACTGGCACGCAAAAGGTGGGGCATCTGCCCGTAAGGTTGATTGGTCTGCTACGTGGCGCAGTTGGGTTAGGAATGAGAAAGCAGTAACTCAGCGCGTCAATGGATCGCGTAACCAGCATGAGCATAACGCCTCGTTCATGTCGGCCATTCTTTCTCCGCTGAAGAAGCGCGAAATCGACGTAACGCCGAACGTTTGCCTGCTAGGAAAATCATGATGGAAGAAATCATTGCCGCCGTATTCGCAGAAATGTCTGCACTGTACGGAAAGAAGTTTGCCGATCAATGGTCAGGTGTTGATCCAGAAACGCTAAAGTATGTTTGGTCAGATAAGCTGTCTCGTTATGCAAACAGGCCAGAGGTTATCCGCAAGGCTCTAAATAAGTGCGATAACTTACCGTGGCCGCCGACGTTGCCAGAATTTATCGGCCTGTGTTCCGAGTCATCAATTGAAATTGCGCAATCACAGGCCGGCGGGATATGGCCCCCGCCAAGAGTCTTGGCAGACACGCGCACCGATGAGGAAAAGGAAGCACATAACAAAAGGCAAGCGGAATTAATTGATTCGCTATTGCAGAAAATGAAGATGAAGCAATGACCGTATTCGATAAAGTTGAAGCAATGCGTAAACAGTCGAATGATCGCGCTGAAGAAAACCGTATTCGTATGCCGACGATCACCAGGCTAGTAGATTCATTCCGTAAAGAGTTCTCAGAGGTACGGGTAACTTACGCAAGCGAGAACGGAATCGTCAAAGGGACAAAGTTTCCTGACGGTGTGAAGATGAGCGAAACACTAATCGGAGCATGGAACAAAAAATGAACGATGACCTGAAAGAGTATTTTGAGGAAAGAAGTGCCATCCTCGAATACTGCGCCGGACTTCCACGCGATAAAGCTGAAGCACTGGCACGTGCCGAGGTCGAGACTTACCGTGAGCATCGCGCAAAGGTTGATTCTGAGAAGGTGGAAAAGTGAATTATCTTTCGGTCTGCTCTGGAATCGAAGCCGCAACCTGTGCATGGCATCCGATTGGATTCAATCCGGTCGCCTTCTCAGAAATAGAAAAATTCCCGTCACAGGTATTGGCTCACCACTATCCTGGTGTTCAGAATCACGGTGATATGACAAAATTTAAGGAGTGGCCTGATGCAGCTATCAATATTCTCGTCGGAGGAACCCCATGCCAATCATTCAGTGTCGCAGGGCTGCGAAAAGGATTGGATGACCCGCGTGGCAACCTCATGCTCACCTATCTTGCAATCGCTGCAAGATATAGGCCCGAGTGGCTGGTATGGGAGAACGTCCCCGGCGTCCTATCCAGCAACGGAGGAAGAGATTTTGCCGCACTACTTCGAGGGATGGATGAACTCGGGTATGGGTGGGCTTACCGAGTGCTTGACGCTCAATACTTCGGAGTGGCCCAAAGACGCCGCCGTGTGTTCGTTGTCGCAAACGCTAGTGGATGGGGACGTGCCGCAGCGGTTCTTTTTGAGCGCCACAGCTTGCAGGGGAATCCTGCGCCGCGCCGAGAAGAGAAAAAAGACGTTGCCGGAACCTTTACGGCTCGCGCTAAATCAGGTGGTTGGGGACAAGACCCAAACCTAGCTGCGGCTGGATATATGCAGCCTGTTGCCGCAAGAATGGTTGCATTTGGCGAATATGAATGTGACGGAACTGCTTCAACATTGAAGCAGAGAGATTACAAAGACGCGACCGATCTTATTGCATTTCACCCAACGCAAGACCCGATAAGCAGCACGGATAACACAGCGCATTGCATGGGAACGGGCGGTGGTAACGGTTGCGCGACGGTGGGTGTCGCCTACGGGTTTCAGCCGAGAATTGGCCGCAACGGGCGCGGAGATATGGGCGATGTTATCAATGCACTTACCGCGCAAGCCGGCGAAACTGGAAAGGGTGACGCAGCGCCTTGTGTTGCTACTACGGTGGCCGTCCGTCGCCTTACGCCAGTTGAGTGCGAGAGGCTACAAGGTTTCCCGGATGGCTACACCGACATAAAACCAAATGGAAAGCAAACACCAGACGGCCCGCGTTACAAGGCGCTAGGCAATTCAATGGCCGTTCCTGTCATGCACTGGATTGGAAAGCGTATCGCTGCGGTCGACGCCATAAAAAGCACGAAAATGGAATTTGCAGCATGAGATACACAATCACCGGAGATATTGCCCGTAAAGCCATCCACAAGGCCATAGAATCAGCGCAAATTGGTGATGTGGTATCCATAGGCCAACCAACACGCTCAATGGAACAGAACGCGATGCTGCATCCTTTGCTGACTGACATAGCTAATCAGAAAGAATGGATGGGAAAGAAGCGCACCATGCTCCAGTGGAAGGTCATCATGGTTTCGGCTCATGCAATCGCTACCGGAGAGCCTGCGGAAATGGTGATTGGACTTGAGGGAGAGGTGGTCAATCTGCGCGAGAGTACGGCAGCAATGAGCAAGAAACGATTCTCTAGCCTGATGGAGTACGTGCTGGCATGGGGCGCAATGAATGGCGTCAAGTTTAGCGACAGGATTGCAGCGTGAAAGAGAAAACATGCAAAGTTTGCCGCGCAAAGTTCATTTCACTAAAGCCGCTTCAGTCAGTGTGTGGATTACGTTGCGCCCAATCCTACGCATGGCGAGTAAAGAAAAAGACCGAAGTTGCCCAGGCCAAAGCAGAGCGCAAAGAGATCAGAGCCAAGCGTGAATCCATCAAGACACGCGCACAATGGATGCGAGAGGCTCAACAGGCGGTTAATGCTTATGTCCGTATCAGGGACGACAAGGAACCTTGCATAAGCTGTGGGCGACACCATGATGGTCAGTATCACGCGGGACATTACAGGTCAGTTGGATCAGCGCCAGGATCACTAAGATTCGATTTGGCTAATATCCACAAACAATGTATGCCAT